ATCCTACGGGCGGGCTACGGCCCGCCTGGCCCTTACCATAGGTGTAAAATGGCCCTGATTCATTTGCGTCATGAGCGTCATGGCGTTAAGATCGCTACGCTAGAAATGGAAGCCGAAGCCGACATAGAGAACGGCTGGGAAAGGTTCGATCCGAATGACGACGACAGCGGGCGATCAGATCAACGGAGCCCTGAGACTTTTGGGCGTCCTCGCAGAAGGCGAAACGCCTTCAGCGGAGACGTCGCAAGACGCTCTGACGGCGCTGAATCAGATGATCGACTCGTGGAATACTGAGCGTCTAGCGGTATTTGCCACACAAGATCAGATATTTACGTGGCCGTCTGGCGCCCGCGAACTGGAAATCGGCCCTACTGGCGACGTTATTTTGAACAATGCGTTTTTATCGACGCAGACCGATGTTCCGTTAACGACGCAAAGTTCGTTTGAGATCTTAGCAACTATTAAAGGTGGTCGCCCTATTCTGGTCGATGACGCCACATATTTCCGTGATCCGCAGACCAATGTGTCTTACGGTATCAAGCTGATTAATCAGCAGCAATACGATGGTATTGCGGTCAAGACCGTCACTAGCACTTATCCACAAGTCATGTGGGTAAATATGTCTTTTCCGAATATCACCATGACGGTGTATCCAGTCCCTCTCAGGGCACTTGAATTTCACCTTATCTCAGTCACGCCGCTTGATACGGCGGCTACTTTGGCCACGCCGCTGTCTTTTCCGCCAGGATATTTGCGTGCGTTTAGATATAATTTGGCCTGCGAAATGGCCCCTGAATTTGGCGTAGAGCCGTCCGCGCAAGTGCAACGCATTGCTATGTATAGCAAGCGAAATCTTAAGAGAATCAACAACCCGGATGATATTATGGCGCTGCCGTATAGCATTGTCGGGACACGTCAACGCTATAACATTTATGCGGGGAATTATTAATGTCTACCGTTAAGATCGCCGATCTTCCTGTCGCTACTAGCGTCGCTGACATCGCTGTTCTTCCTGTTGTTCAGGGCGACATTACTCAGCAAGCAACTAGGACTACGTTTCTTACCGGCATAACGCTGACAAACCCCAATATTGGGACGCCATCGGCCGGCACATTGACTAACTGCACTGGCTTGCCGATTGACGCTGGCACTTACGGCACACTTTCTGCCAGCCGTGGTGGGACAGGGCTAACGTCGCTTGGCGCAAATGTTTCTACATTTTTGCAGACGCCTAGTTCGGCCAATCTCGCGGCGGCGTTAACAGATGAAACTGGCACTGGAAGTGTTGTTTTCTCCACGTCACCGACCCTGACGACGCCCGTGCTGGCGTCGCCAGCAATGACGACGCCGGTTTTGGGAGTGGCGACCGCCACCAGCATTAATAAGGTAGCCATAACTGCGCCAGCTACATCGGCAACGCTTACGATTGCCAATGGTAAGACGTTTACGGCTAACAGTTCACTAATCCTAGCTGGCGTCGATGCTAAGACGCTTACTGTCAACAACTCGCTTACATTAGCCGGCACTGACGCGACCGTTATGACGTTTCCGACTACAAGCGCGACGATTGCGCGGACGGATGCGGCACAGACATTCACCGGCACTCAGACTTATTCGGGCGCACAGGTCGCAAATGGTCTTTTGGCCACCGGCGCTGCCGCGCCTACGATTGCCAGTGCAACCACCATTGCGCCGACTACGCAGATCGTATTTATTAGCGGCACGGCAGCTATTGATACAATCACGCCGCCGTCCCCTATATCCCTTGGCGGCGGTCAGATCACGCTCATTCCTACCGGAATTTTTACTACGACCACGGCGGGCAATATTGCTCTGGCGTCGACGGCTGTTGTCAGTAAAGCTCTGATAATGACCTATGATGTCACTACCACCAAATGGTATCCGAGCTACTAAATGAAAACGCCGATCTTAGGTTCATCGTATGTTACCCGCAGCATTAACGCTGCGGATAATCGTATGGTAAATCTTTATCCTGAGATTGTGCCCGAAGGCGGTAAAGAACCGGCGTATCTTATGCGCGCGCCTGGGCTACAGTTTTTACAGACTGTTGGCAATGGCCCGATCCGCGGTCTTTGGACTTATGGCGGATATGGCTTTGCAGTCTCTGGCGATAAATTATACCGCATAGACTCGTCTTGGAATGCGACGCTCAAAGGCACCGTTTCAGGATCTGGCCCAGTCAGTATGGCCGATAATGGCACGCAGCTATTCATCGCCTGTAATGGCCCTAGTTACATATACAATCTGACCACTGATGTCTTCGCTCAGATAACCGACGCTGATTTTCCTGGCGCAGTCACTGTTGGTTATATCGACGGATATTTTGTCTTTAATCAACCGAACAGCCAAAAATTTTGGGTTACGTCTTTATTAGATGGCCTTTCAGTAGATCCTTTAGATTTTGCCAGCGCTGAAGGTTCGCCGGACGGCCTTGTATCGCTTATCGTCGATCATCGCGAGATCTGGCTTTTTGGCACCAATTCGGTTGAGGTCTGGTATGACGCCGGACTTCAAGACTTTCCGCTTGCTCGTATTCAAGGCGCGTTCAACGAGATAGGTTGCGCGGCAGCGTATTCAGTTGCAAAATTGGACAATGGACTATTCTGGCTAGGCGCTGACGCGCGCGGTAAAGGTATTGTTTATCGGTCTCAGGGCTATACCGGGCAGCGCATAAGCACACATGCTGTTGAATGGCAGATCCAACAGTATTCCGATATATCAGACGCCATAGGCTACACTTATCAACAGGACGGCCACTCTTTTTATGTTCTGATCTTTCCTACGGCTAACACGACTTGGGTTTACGACGTGGCGACTGGCTCATGGCATGAGCGCGCTGGCTGGGCGTATGACCAATTTACGCGTCACCGTAGCAACTGCCAAATGGCGTTTAATAACGAGGTTGTTGTCGGCGATTATCAAAACGGCAATATCTATGCCTTTGATATGACTAAATATACTGACAATGGCGATGTTCAAAAATGGCTTCGTCGTTGGCGAGCGCTCCCAACAGGTCAGAACGATCTAAAACGCACGACGCAGCACAGCCTACAGCTTGATTGCGAAACAGGTGTCGGGCTGGACGGATATGACTACAACACAATAATTGTCAATTTATTGGCGGCTGAGTCCACAGCGCGGATCATTACTGAATCCGGCGATAATATCTTGTTGAACTTTACCACCACCGAAGGCGCTAACCCGCAGGTCATGCTTCGTTGGTCTGATGATGGCGGCCATACTTGGTCTAGCGAACATTGGAAATCCATGGGCAAGATCGGACGTTACGGGTTCAGAACGATCTGGCGGCGTCTTGGAATGACTTTAAAGATTCGCGACCGTGTATATGAGGTGTCAGGAACAGATCCAGTTAAGATCGCCATTGTGGGCGCAGAACTCCATTTGAGCCCGACAAATGCCTAGCAGCCCGCTAAACATTACTCAGATCCCGGCGCTTCGCGTTCCGATTATTGACCCAAGAACTGGGCTAATTTCGCGCGAATGGTATCTATTCTTTTTTAACCTCTTTAACCTAGTCGGCGGCGGCTCAAACACGCTGTCTTTGGCGGATCTTCAGGTTGGCCCAGCCGATTCGGCTTTGTCTACACAACAAACGGTTGTTGATACGGCGCTTCAGGCTCTTGGCGTAACGCCAGATGAACCTGGATGGGCGGCGTCGCAAGGATCTATCGAAAGCGCGTTACAAAGTTTTGGCGTCACTCCAACCGACGCCGAATGGATGGCGCAACAACTGTCTGTATTTAATGGACTTGACGCTCTTGCGGTGGCTCCGGCTTATACCCCGCAAGTCCCCGATATGCGCTATGGCGTGTTTTCGGACACGACCACACAGACGGCTGCGGCGATAAACACGGCTTACGCGGTCACGTTCAACACGACCGATCTTTCCAATGGCGTCTACATAGGCGCGACAACATCACAAATATTTGTAGACAGACTCGGTATATACAACTTTCAGTTTTCGGCTCAGCTAGATAAGGCCGGCGCGGCCGCGCGCGATGTTTATATTTGGGCGGACATTAACGGCACGACGCAGCCAAATACAGGC